CTGCTCTTTCATGTCGATCTTGAGCGTAGTGGGGTCAAACGTATAGTTGATTGAGGGCTGATCGGTGTCATCCGCATAGCCTTTACCTGTGACCACTAGGGTCATCTGACCCACTTGCACAAAGTCAGGCTCAACCCTTTCACAGCGAGTCCAGAGGTTGTCCCCTGCGCCCTGTGGGGTTCCTACAAGCCCCATCGACCCACCAATGACGTTAGTCTCAAAGTAGGACTCAATAGCGTCTACATTGGTCGCATAGATCGAATTAGTGCCTGTCTCATGCTCCCATAGGGTATACCCACCCGTTCCGTTTTGTTCCCAACCGCCCCAAATGGGCTTACCGAACACTTCCGAGAACACGCCCGCAGAACGTCGAGCGCCAAGGGCTTGACCTGCGTCATACCAACACTGCTCTCTGACGTTGTAAATTATTGCGTCGTTACACTCTGTCGAGCTTCCCGATGGGAAGAACCACCAAATCTCGCCCCAACGAGGGACTTTACTAACCCAGACCTTTTGGCGTTGGGAGTAGTTGAGATTGTCAAAAAAGTAGTTGAAGTTCTGAGTATTGGGGACTTCTTGAACCACACCTGTGTACATCAAGAATCGATCTGTTCCCGCCCAGTAGAAAATGCCATCGTACTCGATGACGCAAGAACTCGAAAGAATTGATGATTGCTGAGTAATTAGGTCGTAGCGCCAGTAAAGGGTTGATGTTCCTACGTTCTGAGGTGAATAAGTAACTCGTATAACGCTATCATTAGACCAGAAAAGACCAGAAGGTGAGGTAGTACCACCTCTGACTGGCAATCCTTTGACAATCTTAGTCGAAGCCACGTTGTTAGCGTTCGAGTCAGCCGATGTCCAGTTGTTAAAATCGCCCGCAGCGCAGTTTTGAATGAGTCCATTGTTTCCATACACGAATAGATAAGGGAACAACATAACAACACCACCCGATACAGAGATGTTGTTGTCAAATGTAAGGGTAGGTGTTCCAGAAGCGGTTGCGTTGTTGCTTAACGTAATTGTCCAAACCCCATCCGTGATTAAAGCTGAAACAATCGTTGTATTGGGAGGGATTCCCGTACCCGTGACGGTTACACCCGCGCCCATACCTGCATAAGTTTCGGCAAAGGTTACCGTAGGGCTTCCCGATGTCGTCGTTCCGACAGCGGTAAAGACTCCCACAGGACTTAAAGTCGTTCCTGTGAAGGCTCCCACTAACGGACGAGTATTAACTGTTGAGGTGATGTCGTTAAGGTTCTGGCCGGGATGGGCGATCAAATTGTTTTGACCGGTTCCGTAAGGGTCATAACCGATATCGAATTGCCATAAGGTTGAGTTACTGGGATAGAAAGAAGTTACTGAACCTACGTTACCCGCAAACCCGGATCCCGTTCCACCGATTGCTGAAGCCGCGATATTCACCGACTCGCCATAAACATAACCGGATCCCGCTGTGGTAATCGCTACCGAGAAAACAAGGTTACTAGATACGGTAACGGTCGCTAATGCACCTGAACCTGTAGCCGCAGTTACAGGGACGTTCGTGTACGTTCCGTTTGTGTATGCGGAGCCTTGATTTGTGATATTGACTGTCGAGATTCCACCTAACGGATTAACGTTCGTTGGGCCAAATCCTTCGGCGTTATAGTTGTTTGTGGTGTACTGTTGGATTCCGTTGTTGTATCCAGTAATGACATAGTTGATACCATTAGACGCGCTCATAATCATTCCGCGAGAAATGCCAGAGGCGTTAAGGAATGACGCGCTATACCCGCCGATCTTACGAGGGCGACCGTACTGGAACCTTACCCATTTACCGTCTACATAAGACGCAGAAACAAATATCGTTCCGTCACGCTGAATACCGGGCGCGGGTGCTAAGGCAACGACTTTTTGGGTCATTAGAAAGCTCCACCGTTAATCCCTACTGGTACAAGCAAACCTGTTGGCGCCAAGGTCGCTGCGTTCACTCCATTTACCGCAAAACCAAGCTGATGGCTTGCCGCTAAGTAAAGACCCGTTGACGCATCCCCTGAAAACGATAATGAAGGTGACGCAGCCGATCCATTGCCTAATGTCAATGCGTTAATAAATGATGAGGTTGAGGTTTGGGCGTTATAAACGTTTGTTCCGTCACAGATCGCAAGAACAGTCTGACCTTGACCAAGAGTGATGCTTAACCCGCCTACAACGGCGGTCTTAAATGTTAATGTGTATGAACCAGTTGTATTGTTACTAAACGAGTACAATTGAACCGTCGATGGGACGACAATCGTACAGTTCGAGGTAAGCGTTCCTATGTACTCTTGAATGATCGCTGCGCCTTGGGCGCTTGTCAGGGTTACCGTGCCACCCGTTACGTTAAGAACCAATTGGGTAAAGGCGAACTGATTTGACCGTCCATAGGCGTATGAGTACCAACCCGAACCGCTCGAAACGCAAACGAAAGATTCACCGATTTGAAGCTGTTGCGTGGCATTTCCGTCAATTGTGTCAGAACCTTGAGGGGAAACGGTTAAAATACCACTTCCATCGTTCTTAACAATAACGAACCAACCCGCGCCAACGCTTGAGGATAAAGGAAGGGATAAACTACCTAACCCACCACTCCACACATAGATTGAAGATTGATCGGTGTTAAGCAGCGTATAAGCCGCTGAGAACGTATTAACTGGGGTTACCGTGTTCAGGGTAGTGTTGATGGCTTTTAAGCCATATCCTGCCAACGTAGCGGCGTTAGCGGCTGATGTTCCTGCGCCGAAGGTTACCGTACTCCATGTGCCGTTAATGGTGGAGTTATCGGTTAAGAACACATATTCAGCCACCCCAGATGGGATGGAGATGATCGTGTTCAGGCTTTGGTCGGTTACCGTAAAGGCATTTGTCCCGATGTTCTGAATGAGTACGCTCTGACCCACCGATACCTGAGTAGCAGGAGGCATCAAAAGGTGTAAACCCGTAGTGGTCGCGGTCACTTGGATGATGTTGGCGACTACGTTCGAGGTGTTACCATTAACTGGCCATTGTAAGGTGGTGTCAGTTGAGATGGTCAACGACTCATAACCCACCTGTGATGGGCTAATTGTCTGACCTGTGTAAGGGTTCGTGTATGTGGTCATGCTATTTTCTCCGAAGTGAGGTTTTTAGCTTTCCTGATAATCCAAGCAGCTTTATTTGCCTCACTCATTCTGAGTTTAGTCTCTTCCGATCGTTTTTTTCCAGTATTTTTAACAATTCTATTTGCAACGTGTTCAGCAGATTGTTTTTTGCCTAACTTTAAAGCTCTAATTTTTTCACCATGATTTTTAGGTTTTTTAATTTTTGCTAAATTATTAGGATCAGACCAAACTTTTTTAGAAATCTCGCTTTGTTTTTGACGATATTCTTCAGAATGTCTAACTTCTAACATTTTTTCTGAAAATTTTGGATCAGACCATCTTTCCTTGCTAATTTTTGATAAACGCATTCGAGTTTCATGTGAAACTTCTAATCCATTTACACCTTCTCCACCATCGGTTAAGTTGTATCCTTTTGGAGCTTTTGTTCCAAATTCCGATATTAAATTCTTTTCAATAATTTGAGCAAAATCTAAATTAAAAGCAGTGGCTAAATGCTCAAATACAAATGATTCAATTCCATATTTTTTAATAGCTTTATGCAAATAAGGAGAACTTCCATTGGTAATCTTATGTTGATACCAACGACCTCTCAAATTTCTTGTAATACCAATATATTTTTTTTGGTTTACAGTATTTGTTATTAAGTAAATTTCGTACTTCATGAATCAATTGCCACCGCTTGCCTGTCCCCAACGCGAGATACATCTTCGGCTTTGAGTGATTGTAAAGCCTCGTTATATTTTTGTTGAAAAATTTGACGTTGGTCATTTTTCAAGAACATAACGGCTTGTAAAAGTGTTCCAAACAATACTGCATTAGGCGCGTTCTGGGTAAGCCAGTTGGTCTGGTTGACAGAACTTAACGGCGCAATGCGCTCGTAGTAAAGCACCTCAAACGAATACGCCTGATCGGGGGTTGGAGCCACATACCAGTGATCCCAGTCCGTATCGGCGTAATAAAGAGGAGTGCTAGTCTGCGTATCATCTTGCCAATAGTTCTTCAGATACTCATATTTGCGTAAAAGAACAGGTTGCTTTGTGGTACCGACTAACACGTTCATGGAGACAGTCTTGCGCCATCGTGCGGGCTTTTGCAGGACTGGGTTGCCAGAGGTCATAACAGACTCGACAATCTGTAACTGCCCAAGGGTTTTAACCTCTTGGGCAATCTCAAATTCAGCCAAAGTGATAAAGGTAGGGATGGCGTTGATCGTTGCCTGATCGCTTCTCTCAAGATATTGGAGAACCGTTGAGGTCAACGAGTCATAAGTCATCACCCAACTGGGTGTAATCGCCATCTCTACCTCCAGTGATTAATCAAAACCCCGTAAGGTCTTAGCTAAACGAGCGCGTTGTCCGAGTTTCCCCGGCTTCTTCGCTGCGGCGGCTAATTTCTTAGCGGGAATCTTCTTGTCGGCAGCAACGTGCAAGGACTTCTTTAAAGCCCCTTTGTGCTTGATTGCGCCTTGAATCCACTTTTCACTCATGGCTTACTCCTTAAGCGGCAGGGGCGGCTGCAGGGGCAGCTTCAGGAGCAGCTTCAGGAGCAGCTTCAGGGGCGGCTGCAGGGGCAGGGGCGGGTTGCATTTGCGCCTCTACTTGACCTTTCAGCTTAATAAACAGTGGATAGGCATTGGATTGCGTTGGCAATTGACCAATGATATTCACTACATCTACCGCTTCTTGAGCGGTTAAAGTTAAAGTTACGTTATCCATCTTTAGTCTCCTCGAAATACCGCTAAAGGGTAGCGGCTACCCATCGATACTTTACTTGATTTCCTTGCCTTCTCGCAAATCCTTGAGCGTTAAACCGCCCGTGTATTGGAAGTGCGCCATTTCCTTGAACGAGACCCAATCGCCCGCCCACTCTAAACCTGCCGCCTTGCCCAAACGCGCAACTTCCTGCCACACAGGATGAGCGCAGTCCCAATCAGGCTTACCGTTAACCAGAGGAACAATGTCAATTGCACACTTAAAATTATGAAAGGACTCGCCACCCTTAGCATTAGTGACGATTTTTCCCGCAGCTGTGCGTCCTTGAGCATATAAGGCATCCTGAGACTCAAAGTCTCGGTAAGTGGAAGTGACTAGGATGTCTATTCCGTGGTTTTTGGCGTCCGCGAGAAACTGGTCTACACGGGCTTTGACTGGGGGTAATAAATCATCTAGGTTTCGTGAGTTAATCATTGGTTCACCGGCGTTGATTGATGGAGTAAATCGTCTTTCTTCTGGCTAGAGGCTGACGATCCGAAGTAAAAGGCAATAATTCCAGTCCAAGCCGTACCCAAAGAACCGAGCATAATCTCGATTTCAGGGCCTGCCACGACCTTACCCGTCATAAGACCTGCCAAGATGCCAAAAAAGCCAATGGTGACCCCTATGGCAAGCACAGAGGGTATCCATGAACGAGTGGCTGTCTGCATATCTCGTGCAGATTTACGGTCGTCTGTTGCCAATTTCTCAAAGTCCAAGCCCATCTCTTGGGCTTTGGCTTTTAGTTCGATCTCGGCTTGCTGAATAGATGACACTTGGTCAGCGGTTAGCTTGCCGGCTTCTAGCATCTTCTGTGCATCGTCAGGGTGTACGCCTAATTTGGAGGCTAGAAGTTCAGTCGCCATTCCCGCTAACGGGCCGCCTAATGCGCTGGCCACCGTAGGGGCTAGTTTCGCTAAAAATTCCAAGTCCATTAGTCCCTCCAAGGTACTTTGTGTGCCAAAAAGTAATCTAAAGCAATAAATCCACCAAACGCTAGACCGATAAAAACAAAGATTCCGATTAAGACGTTGATAATCAAATCCAATCTTTCTCTTGCCTCATCAGCCTCACGAATCATTCTCAGCTTCTCAGCCTTGACCCGTTCGGTTTGATCCTTCTTTGCCGCAAGGTAAGCGTCTCGCTCATCCTGCGACATCGCCCAAATCATCGCCTGTTCTTCTTCATAAGCCTTCTTCTGAATCAGAACTTGTTTGGCTATCTCTTGGGCAGAGGTGACCGCCGCATCGTGGTCAGCGATAGCGGCATTGGTCGCCCTTTTAGCGATTCGTTGGGTAGCTTTCTTGTTGGAAAGGTTACCCTGAATCGCTCGTTGATCTTCCTTTTTCTCTTTGTACTGCCGATATTCCTCAGCGGTCTCGGCAATATCCTTAACTAGACCCTTACCTTCCTTTAAAACCCCACGGGCAGCCTTTAAGGTGCTTTCCGCTTGGTTTAAAGGGTTGGTAATGTCATCCAACCCCATCTTTCTTCACTTCAGCTTCTACTTTTTCGGCTTCAGCTTTGACTTCAGGCTTGTTAGTGATTAGGTAGACGACCGCGCCACCCACTACAAAAGAGATTAAAACGGTTAATAAAAGTGTCATGATTACTCCTTATCAGCTTTGGTTTCTAACTTATCAAAAATCTTGCCTAACATACTTTCGATTCGTTCCAAGGTGCTTTTGAAATCGTCTCGTCTAACGTATCGGTCAGGCATCTCTTTATGATCCATTTCTAAAGTCTTAACTTTATCAACTAGGTCTTTCACAAAGAGGCTTCCTGCGAATCCCGATATGACCAAAACAATGTTAATTACAAATTGAACATCCATGTCTCACCTTATGACTGAGTAGTCCAAGGCAACGGTGGGCTTGTAGTGGGGTTTTCAGCATCGTAGATATAACCATCAACGGTATTCTCTACTTGCGCGACTCCAGTTGGGCCTAAAACAGCCTGAACCCATCCAATAACCATATCATTGGTTAATTGATTATATGGCGTAAACGGGCTACCTGCCGTATAAGTTACAGGTGTAACACCATTAAATGTTTCGCTTACATTTGGGGTAACGGATGTATCGGTTCCCGTGCAATTCCATTGAACAGAAAATACGACATCGGTTTGTGATGCGTAAGTAGGGTAACAGGTCATGCCCGTCACAGTCCATACATAAGTATTGGTCATCTCTCAACCTCCTTAATTGATATTTGCGGCTTTTAGGCGTTTACGAAGGTCTTTTAACTCAGCGATTATATACGCTATCATCTCTGATGAGCCATATTCCATACCCTGATAATCAGGGCCTTGACCTGTTTTTGTCCAAGTCTGCCCTTCTTCAAGTCTTGGAGGTTGACGAACTCCAGACATGACAACTTTGCCGTTTTTGGTTTTGATGTCCCCAATGTCAATCATAGCGTCTTTTTCGCCATAAACAGAATGAGTCCAACCAGCATTTTGAGCTTCGTGAGCCAAAAATCCAATACCAGCACTGCCATCATTCCAAGTCCAAGTCCTTGGAATTAACGCATCAATCACTGCGCCAGAATTAGTCAATTCTTGTGGATTGCTCTTAAGCCTATAGTCAGATGAAGTATTGAAACTTGTCGAGCTTCCGCTTACGCCAATCCATCCGCATCGAGTGCTAGGAGCGCCATTTGAAAAGAAGCTCATCACCGTCGTAGGGCCAGCCGCATTAGCGTTGATTGATAGCCCCGTCCAAATTTGCCACGGCAATGAAGAAACACTGTCAAATGTTGATGTTCCATACCCGATCATTGCGTCCATTTTAGATGTGCTGCTAGGCTTAACGTAATAAGCAGTGTTGGAGTTATCGTAGTAGGTTCCAGTTAAATACAAGTTTGAGTTTGCATCCAACGTCATCGCTTGCGTCCAAGAGATAGCGTTACCTGCTGTGCCTGAAGAGGCGTTATACCATTGATGTTGTCCAGCATTTTGTTGAAACATACTAGCCGCGCCATTAGCCGCATATTTCCAACCGCCATTATAATAAGCATTAACTGCAAATGTTCCTTGAGTTCCTTGTGCGAGCACAACAGCTCCATTAATAAGCTCAAGATTTTGTCCTGCAGATTTCGGCGTAACGCCAAGACCGAGGTTGCCGTTGGTGTCTAAAGTGGCATTAGTCGTGCCATTGGATTGTAAGCTCAAGGCAGAGCCGCTTGCTGCTCCTATTGTTGGAGAAACTACAGCAGTACCTATTGTTAATGTACCGCTTGAAAACGTCAGCGAAGAACCAGTCGTCAAAACCTTAGAACCGTTTAGGTACGCAACACCGTTGGCAGTGCCGCCCGACAGAGTAACTGAACCACTCGTCGAGATATTTGATGCAGTAAATGTTGTGCCGTCAAAGGTTAACCCAGAGGATTGGCTGAATGATCCATAGTGAATCTGGTTGGCGGTAAACGAGGTTAATCCTGTGCCGCCATTTGCAATCACCAAGGTTCCTGCTACGGTTACCGCCCCCTGTGTGGCGGTGCTTGGGGTAAGACCTGTCGTACCAAACGAGATAGAGTTCTGGGCTGCGCCTTTAGTCGCAAGGACTTGGACGGTTCCTGTGTTGTCCTTGTAGAACAATTTACCGTCGTAATAGTTCAGGGCTAATTCAGCGCCCGACGAGCTGCTCGTAAGGTTTGCGGCAGCAGGAGTATTGCCAGTCGTTCCGCTTGCATAAATTAAGATCGGTGTATAGCCAGTCTGTGACATGTTAATTTCCTTAGAAAGCTCCCCCTGCTATGCCACCTGTGATAGTGCCTTTAGAAGGGTTAACCGTTATTGACGAGTTTACCAATTGTGGAAGATTTCCACTAGTTCCATTTACAAAAGTGATGTAATCAGCAGTGTCAGTTGTGTTTGCAGTGATGCCGGTATTTGTCGCGTTGGTTGCTGAACCCACCGACAAGGTTGATTGGGCGACGTATTGAGGGGCAGACGCTCCCGCTGTCAAAACGTAGTTGGTCGTGCCAAGGCTTAAGAATGTTGTAGTGCCACTACTAGATTGATAAGGAACCGCTCCCGACGTACCGCCCGCTAGGTTAGTAGCAGTACCTACCGCAATAGACGATCCTGCTGTCCAGACAGGCGCAGAACCGTTCGAGGTAAGTACATACCCTGATGTTCCGATTGCTAAGGTGCTAAAGGCGGCTGTTCCCGCTCCGTAGACTAAGCTACCCGCTGCGAGGCTTGTCAACCCTGTCCCACCGTAAGGGACGGTGATAGTTGAGGCGTTCCATGTTCCAGAGGTGACCGTTCCTACCGTCACAATCGAAGATGAACCCGCTAATGGGGAGGCTCCAACCGTGTTGTAGCTGATCGTATACGCCGTGCCGCCGTTAAATGCTGTCCCTGATGCCGCGCCTAAGCCGCTATTGTTGAATGTCAGAGAGTTAGGGGTATTGGCTGTAATCGTTCCTGAAGCCCCTAAAGCGACCGCTACGCCGTTAAATGTAACGGAGCTGTTAGCGAGTTGGGCATTGGTGATCGTGCCGCTAAGGGCGGTTGTGGGGATTGTGGTAGAGGCTGTTACCTGACTTGAGCCGTTGGCATACATATAGCCCGTCAAGCCGGTCACGGTAATCGCTGAGAACGCCTCGGAGCTTGATCCGTTGATCTTTTCCCATGCGTTGGTTGTTCCGTTAAAGATTACCCAGTCGCCTACCGACCACAAGGAGATACCGTTAAGGGTCGTGGTTCCGGCCACGCTAACAATGTAATAATTATTGTTAGTTCCCACGCTCGATGTCAGCGTTGGGGTGTTGGTGGATGCGTTCCACGTTCCCTGATAAGCGGGGCTGTTCAATGGATTGGTTGAAATCGCGGTAATAACACCTTGCGAGTTAACCGTAATCGAAGGTATAGCCGTCGAAGTTCCGTAAGTTCCTGCGGTAAGGCTTTGGGTTGTTAGGGCAACAGTGACCGCGCTAGAGCCATTAAACGTAGACGAGGTTCCTGTTAAGCCTGTTCCAAAGGTCAGGGCATTAGGAGTAGCAGCCGTTACGGTCGTGCTTCCACCTAAGCTGACAGCGTTGCCGTTAATTGTAATTGAGCTATTTGCAAGATAACTGTTCGTGATAGGCGTAGCGTTCCAGACGCCCGTGGTTACCGTTCCTAACGTAGTCAGGCTAATAGAACCCGCCAACGGAGAGGCTCCGACAGTGTTATAACTTATCGTGTAAGCCGTCGATCCGTTAAAGGCTGTGCCAGATGTTGCCCCTGTGCCTGAGTTATTAAAAGTCAGGCTGTTTGTGGTATTGGCGGTGATTGTCGCCGAGCCGCCTAGAGCCACCGTGCTTCCGTTAAAGGTAACGGAATTGTTTGTTAGGGCAGAGTTGGGGATACTTGTAAACGTGTTAGATGCGCCAGACATAGACTTATTGGTCAGGGTCTGTGTACCGCTTAATGTCGCAACAACCGTTGTGTCAATTGATGCGGTAACCGCCAATGATCCGTTATATGAACCGCCTAATAAACCAGTTCCAAGCGTCAAGGCATTAGGGCTTGCCGCTGTGATCGTCCCAGAACCGCCTAATGAGACCGTAACGCCGTTATAGGTAACAGAACTATTCGCTAGTTGGGCATTAGTAATCGTCCCACTGAGAGCCGTTGTAGGGATCGTGGTCGAGGCGGTCATCGTTCCCGTGCCGTTTCCGTACACATAACCCGTCAATGTGGTAGCGCCTGTACCACCTGCGGTTGGGACTACAACACCGCTTAAGACAATTGCTCCTGTAGTGGCGGTGTTCGGTAATAACCCAGTCGCGCCACCGCTAAACGAGGTTACGCCGCCCGTTAATGAAAATTGATTCCAACCTGTCGAGGTGTAACCCTCAAATTGCTGAAGGTCGGTGTTGTAGCGCACTGCACCATAAGACCCCGCACGTTGTGCAGTGGAGCCATTCGGGACGGTGATTGCAGCGGATCCGGGGACTACTGGGTTGTTAGCCAAACTGATCGTAGGGTTTGATGAACCATCCCCGCCCGCAACCGCGATTTGATTGGTCGTCCCAAGAATGTTGATCTTTCCAACCGAGCCACTTTGAATGGCAAGGATGCCTGTTCCCGTAAGGCTTGCGAAGTTCTGTAAAAACGTCCCTAAGCCGATTGTAGGGTTGCCCGCAGTGCCATCGGCATTGGTGATCGTTAAGCCACTGGTGACCGCTAGAGAGACGCTAGTAACGGTATTGGTGTTCGTCTTAACCTGAATACCATTGCCGCTTGAGTTTAGTGATTGCGCTGCACCAACAAGGTTGATTTGAAGCGAATTACCCGCGCCATTATCGGTGGTGGTAAGACCTGAACCCGTCGCAATGAATCGGGCTTGGGTTAAGCCTGATGACCCTACCGTTAGGAATGGATAGTTAAGCGCACCCGCTCCCGCAATCGCCCCAGTCGTGGTTTGTACCGTAACCCCGCCTTGGACAATAGGGACTGACTCCGTACCTGTTAAGGCTTGGGCTTGGGGTAACTGAGTAATCGAAGTCTGCGCCATTATGGTTGCTTCTCAATAAGTTCTTGGTTGCCATCTTGCGATGGGTCGGCTCCGCTCTGTTCCGTACTTAACGCATACCCACCAAAAGGCTGAGTAACGATGTCGTTCGGATCAACCGCAACGCTAACGTCTGGGCGAGGATATTGCAACGTAATTCTTTCAGTTTGTCGAGCAGGTAAACGGTAAGGGTCTTTATTGTCTGCGCAACCTTGTTGGCACACTTTCAATCCGGGGAAATTCGGATCGGGCATAGCTTCGGTAATAGGACGCTTAAGCCTACAACGATCACAAATAAAGATCGCTATTAACGCATTGCCTCGTGTGTCAAGAAAACGTGGCACAGATTACTCCTACTTTGTGTAAACGCTGATATTCGGGCTGAAATATATGGGCGAACGATCACGCTCCTCATTCTCAGCAATAGTGAAGTATTCGGCTGCCTTCTGGTCTAAGTACCCAATACGATCTAATTCAATACCGGGCAAGATTATTGACATCTGGTGAGCCAATAGGAATTGAATAGCCATGTTCCATCGTTGGGGAATCTCAAGCTGACCACTCAAGTCACCCACATCCATAATCTGACGAGAATACCAAATGGTCATTTGCACAAATGGGTCAGATGGGGCAGGCCATAACGTAATCGTTGCCTGTGGAATTGTTCGGTTCAACCAATACTGATAGGGTTGGTTAGCCGTGAAGTTCTTGTTAGGTAAGTTGGTGTAATCGTCTCGATTCAATCGAGCCATTGTAATTTCTGTTGAGTTATTACCAACGTAGAACTCTGCCACGTTCAAAGTGTTTCCAGAGGTTTCACGCATACGGTAATACTGGCAGGTCTGACCCGGATCTATGTCGTACCAGAGCCACGTTCCGCTAACCCAAGTGGTTACGCCAGTGTCTTCTAACAGATTCCATGTGATTCCATCAAATGACCACTCCAATAAGATGTGAAATGACCCTGAAACCGCAGGAAGGATGCCGATAGAACCCGCATAAATCGGGTTATTCGTACCAAAGTTAATCCCAATGTATCCATTTGGCGCTGTTTGGGCGTCTGACGTATAGATGTTGTTGTCAAAAGCCAGTCCTACGTTGCCTGACGAGCCAAAATAACCGCCTCCTGCGGCAGGGGTTGGTCTATCCAAGCGTCGGTACAGCGCATTAAGGACATCTACGCCGCCAACAGGCAGCAAATACTCGTATTGGTCTGGATTTAAGCCATAAACTTGCTTATCAATCGCCCAATAGTTGATGCCTTGGTTGATTAGGTTGCTTAAAACCATGAACAGGGCTTGTTTAGAACCCTGAACTTGCTCAACCGTCAGCTCTTCAGCCAGTTTGCCCGCTAAACGCGCTCCCTGATCAATGAAATTCTGGACGGTTACAACCGTTTGTCCGACTGTACCGCTGTAAGCCATGTTTCACCTTACCA